AACGAGAGGCCCTTAAAAAGTTAGGCATTACAGGAATTGAAGATAATTTTAAAACTTTTTATTTAACAGAAAAACTAGAGAAGTGGGATCCAGCTCTTGGAGCTAAGCCTCAATATGGCGATTTTGACGCTAGTTACTACAAGAAAGAAAATCCATTGATTGCGCAACAGTATGCCACTGCTGTCAAAAACGATGACGTTGATGTTGTTAACCGGTATGGTGAAGAAGGCTACTATCTTTGGCACTACACAACCCAGGGTAAGCCTGCTGGGCTGCGAGGCAATCCGGTGGAAGTTACAGAGCAAGCGAATAAGTATGTAGAGGAAGTTCCAACTGATCAGGAATTACAGCAAGTACGTGATTTACAGCTTGGGATCAACACACAAACCCAGACGGACAGACTTCTCAGAATTCCAGAAGTCGCTGCAGAGTGGGAAAAAGCACAGAACAATGACCCTTACTGGGAACAATTAGCAAAAGAAAAATTTCTAGATCCCAACAAACCAGATGAGTTTGCTGTTTTATTTCGTTTATCTGATCGACCAGAGGACCAACAAATACGTCTTGACTATAACGCCAATGCAGGCTATGGGATTACTGAGCTAGAAGAGGCACTAAATGAAGCGGTAGGTGAAAGAGCGACTATTGACGCCAAACGTTTTGGTGCATTAACGCAAAATATTCTTCAGGATGCCATCAATGAAATAAAGAAGGCTAAGGCAAAAGAAGCGGGGTTGGATTTATTAAAAGGTTTCAGCGGCTTCAATGAAATCATGGATATTAATAAAGAACTTGCCAATTCAATTTTGGGTGATACCGGAGTCGGCGGAATGCTGGCATTTACCTCTGGCAGCAAGGCTGAAGAGTCCCTGGAAAAAAGCTTACAAAATATCACGGGCGTTAAAAACAATGCGACATATAACTGGCAGCAATGGTTTGATAATGAATTAAAGAAAAAATACGATCAGGATTTAGAGCTTGGCTATTCGACAGCAGAAGCAAAAGATACGATTAAAATACAAGCAGACTTTGCACGTCAGTTTATTGATGAGTATTTGATACCACGCTTCAACACGTCTAGATCTATGGATGAGTTTATTGAGTACTTGGATGTTAGGCAAGAAGAACAGAATCCGTTCCAGACTCAAGACATGGTTAATGCTGTAAGCCAAGTCGCACAATTGCGTGCTGATCAGTATCTTGACCAGATTAAGAAAACAGGCGATCGTTATTTTGATGCCGAATTTTATTTTAATCCCACTGGTAATAAAGCGGCAGAAAGTAGATATGCAGAACAGGCTGATACTGTCGCAAAAGATTGGGAGGAGGCCAAGAAGGGTGATCCTTACTGGGCGCAGCAAGCCTATCGGTTTGGTTTGGATCTTAACAACAAGGATCAATTTGCAAAATTACATTTTGAAGTTAAAGGGCAAGGTAAAGGGTATGATCCAGCAAAAGACATTCTCACAGCTGGCAACGTACAGGATGAGATTTACAACAACATCCTTCCGGCTTTAAAAGAAGAAGCATTAAAACAAGGTACAATCTTTGGCCAGTTTATTACACCAGAAGAGTTTGCCGATGAGATGTTAGTGGGATTAGATCCAGCAGATAAAGAGAAATGGGATGAGGCTTTAAAACAAGTAGGCCTAGATGGTTTTCAGGGTACGATTGACGAGGTTAAAGAGTACATCATTGAAACTTTACGAAACGGTTCAGCACAAGATATAAGAGAACAAATCAAGTATCTGAACGAAAAAAGGAAAAGGCCTACCCAAGAAATCCTTGGTCTTACATACATTGAAAGAGAAGAAGATTACAAAGATGAACAGCCCAAAGCAGAAACTGAACTTTATAAAATATTCCAATCTTCTGGTTTTCAGGGAACAGAAGATGAGTTTTACGAAAACTTTTTCCCTGACTTAAATAGATCTGATCAGAAATTGTTAACAAAAGCAGGCGCTAGTGAAGCGCTAGAGATGAAAGGCATAGACTTTGGTGACCCGTTTGCTTCTCTTGGAACGATTGAAGGGTTCTTTGCGGAAGATGGTAAAGATACAGCGGAGACTGATGATGATGCCCCAAGTTCATCAAGCTTCTTTGCTTTAGGATTAGGAGATGATGATGAAGATACTGACTACAAATCAAAAACAGGTAGTCAGATTCTCGGTGAATTTACATCGATGTTTAAGGGTCTCTGATGTCTGATAAACATAAAAAGGCTGCAAAGGCAGCAAAGATCGCCAAGGATTCAATGCCTTGTAACAAACCTAAACGTACCCCTGGGCACAAGACCAAGTCTCACGTTGTGAAGGCATGTAAGGACGGTAAAGAAAAGATTATCCGCTTTGGTCAACAGGGCGTTGAAGGCGCTGGCAAAAACCCTCAAACAGCCAAGGACAAAGCTCGCAAGAAGTCTTACTACGCGAGACATAACGCGCAAGACGCAAATCCAGATATTATGTCAGCTCGTTACTGGTCGCACAAGGTTAAATGGTAAATCGACTAAAGTGGTGACGCCACTTAGTCCGCACCATGGCAAAACCCAAATCCACCACAGTTCGACTTGAGTCCAAGCCCAAGAAAACGCGTCAAGGCCAGGGACGTAATTCTCTTCCCAGTCACGGGCGCAAACTGAGTCGCGGACAAGGTAAATAATTTATGTATGATTGGGGGTAATAGTATATTGCCCCCATGAAACGTTTCTCAGCAGCTATAGACATTATCTGTAAATATCAGGGGTTTAACGAAAAAGCGTACCCTGATTTAAGCACAGGTGGACAACCCTATTCAATTGGATTCGGAACACAGTTTTATCCTGACGGAACTTCGGTAGCTGCTGGGCAAATGTGCACTAAGGCAAAGGCACTCCAATATTTAAAATATGAACTTAGGTGTATTGATAACGATTTAGACACAATTAATTTACATTTAGATGAAAGAATGCGTGCGGCGTTGATTTCTTTTATCCATTCGATTGGCTGGGAATCATTTTTATACAGCGAAGTGATAGAGGCAATTGGCAATGAGGATTGGCCAGCCTTGGCGCTAGAAATGTCACGCTGGATTTTTGATCAAGACTATAAAGTAATTGGAAACTTAATTGATCGGCGCAGGGAAGAAATTCGCCTGTTCCTTTCTGAAGTTGATAACAATCCCTGGAGCTCTACCGAAGTTTTATTGACGGCGTTTCGTAAATATTCCGCATCTCCTCATCAAGTCAGAGCCATCAGGGTTTTAGAAGAAAAAATGAATCCCTATATCCTTGCTGAATTTGCAAATAGCTTTGATATCACAGAGGAAGACAGTCAAATTATTTATTGGGAAGAACTAGGAATAGAAGATTATTTTGTTGAAACCGTAGAGGATGGAGAATGGTCCTAGAATATGATGATGAAGAAGCAATCTGACCATGGAAAAATCAGTTGAACCGCGTGAGTTCGAGCTTCCTTTGGAGCTTCAGTTTTCGATGCGCAAGGCTGAACTTCAAGCCCAGGAAATGACATGGGACGAATTAAACGCCGCTCTTCTGAACCTCTACTACCAGCGCCTGATGGAATGGCAGGCAATCAAAGAAATTCTTGACGGTGAGAACATCAAAATTGACTTTGATGTTCCCACTGATCTCGAGTTGTTAGAGTTAGCAGCTGCCTGTATGGCCGACGAAGACGAAGACGATCTTCAGCCCTTTTGAATTTCGTCCAGTTGAATCAATCGATCCAAGTACCACTGTGCCTTCTTCAGTGATTCTGTCTCGCCTTTATGGCGCTCACGCCAAAGATACTTGGCGATATTACCCTTTAAGTAACCTCGAAACTCTTCTAAAGTCTGCTGGGCTTCGATTGCTTCAATACACTCGATTTCGCCATCGGTGTAGTGGGGCGGATGATTGACTTGATCTGGTAGCACCACAGGGGCTTGTTCCTTCACAGCCCACGGTACCGGACAAACCCCACCTGGGCAATCACTTATTTGTTCTACCGGCTCAAACCACGTCTTTTCTTCGAGAGGGTCATCTCGGTCGTAATGTTGGCTGGAGGTAGATCCACGAGTTTGTCCTTGGGAATCGGCATCGTCCCTGGATACATAGTCGCTTCCTCGATCCCCGGAATATAGCCTGTCTTCCCTGGTCGATTCATCCCTTCCAGATTGAGAGGATTCCGCTCTAAACCCTGTTCGCACGCTGTTAATCCACGATTGTACATATCGTACAACGGAACATCATTTTCTGCGTTGTCCAGCGGTTGACCAAAATTTTCTTCTGTCAAGCAACGGCAACGAATTTCGTCTTGTACAAAGCTATCTAAAAACCCAGCGGCGCCGTGCATCATGGCGTTTAGTTGTATATCTTCTACTAAAATATTATCATGGCTGATTTATATAACCCCAATTACGATCCCCGTCTCCGCTCTGGTACGTCTGGAGCGGAAGTATCTGATCTTAATCCTGAACAATCATACGACACTGACTTACGGCGTGTCGACCCAGAAGCACGTGATGCCGCCGAAAGTGTTAACGATAAACAAGAACGTGTAGGGCGTTTTATCAAAGCAGCTAAAACCGCTGGCAAATACAAGCAAGCGGCGTCGATTGACGAGCCGACTATTCGAGGCAAAACGCCAAGGACTGAAGCATCTATTGATGGGACTATTCTCCCAAGCCTTGGAGATCGGTTTGGAAGGGGTGGTGGTGTTAACTACGCCAACAAACCGACCCCTCGATTTGGCAGGTCGTTCTAAGGACGAGAAAAGACAACCTCTTTTTCTTGGTTTTGATACTTGCCTTTCCGGTCTTGGTACGTCACTTCGCAAGGCTTCCCGCGATAGAAAAGAAGTTGCGTGATGCCTTCATCTGCGTAAATGCGATTGAAGAGGCCAGTACAGTTACTAATCTCTAGCGTTAGGTAGCCTTCCCAGCCAGATTCGGCAGGCGTAATGTTCACCAGGATACCGGAACGTGCGTACGTTGATTTTCCGACAGCAACTACTGTAATATCACGGGGAAGTTTTAGGCGCTCTTGGGCGACACCAAGGCAGTAGCCGTAAGGAGGCAAAAGGAAATACTGTCCTTTTTCGTCTTCTTGTAGTTCAGCGGGACGTAGGATGCCAGGGTCAAAATCCTTTGGGTCGCAATCACCGTTCTGAATACGACCGAAGATCAAACATTGAGAAGGAGAAAGACGAATGTCGTAGCCATAAGAACTCAGGCCGTAGCTTAAGATTTTTTTCCCATTCCTTTCGTTCTTTAAGCAGTCTTGAAACGGGGAAATCATTTCTTCTTTTTCGGCTAATTCCTTGATTTCCCAGTCTGCCAGCACGGACATTTTCTAAGTGCGTCGAACCGTAGTATAGCCAATATTCAGTAGATCACTCTCCCCTTTGCCGAATAAACGTCAATGAATCTTTCAGTTGCTTCGCCCGGATTGTCCTTGGGTTGCAAGTAGACAATTAAAGAAGTGCATGTTTTATGTGGCTTAACCTCCCCGCCGCTGACACGCAATAAATTCGGACTCGTCCTAGGAATACAGATAGGAAAATCAAAAATCTTTTGATCGTAACGAAGCATATCAGGACAATTGCAAAAGAAAATACCCTGTTCAATTTCGTCTTTTAGCCAGCTCTTGTAGAGTTTAGAAAACCAAACAGCGTGGGAAGAGCGCAAGCTTTTAGACGTGCTCCTGGTGCGCTTCCACCGAGCGTTTTTTTCATCCCAGAAATAAGTGCCAGGGGGAGAAAATAAATAGACCTTACCGTACCATTGTTGTTCGTTAAGCCCATCATCTTGAGGGGTAAAGTAAGCATCGGCACCAACGTATTGATTGGCAATGGCAGAACTGGCTACATCAAGATCAATATTCCCCATCACCTCGTTAGCAGCACAAACGAGATCCCTACTCGTAATCAACTCGATATCTTCGTTAAGACCGGGATAGATACTTGGAATAGCCATTATTTTTCAGCGGCTTTGTTGTAATCAATCTCAAAATACCTGATACCATCTTCGTCATTAATGACGTATCCCGCTTTTTCTGCCGGGTCAATTTTTTGTGCCGCCCCAAGAATACGTCTAAATGTTTCAGCTAGATCTCCGTTTCCCGCCCTTTCGCAATCTTCTTGTGCTGAATGGATTTCTTTGAGAGTCCAAAAAAACATGGAACGACTTTTATCTCGAGGCTGAAACACCATCACCCCTGGACCCTCGACATCCCACATCTTGCAGTATTGCCCACCCATATCACCAAGAATTAATTTGATGGTGGCATCGAGCATTTTAGTTTTTGTTTCGTCCAACTCAGGACCAACAACAGAAGCAATTAGCTTTTCACGTCGATTCATTTTTTGATAAGCCCTTGTTTTGAAAGTGATTCTAAGAGTTTAGGCAGTGGTTTGTAAATAACCACCAACTTGCCCAGGTTGCCGCGTTTTTTGATGAGCTTTCCGTTTTCATCCTTCATTTTGTCAAACTCTCCAGACCTGATAAGGTACTCAGCAACGCAACGCAACCTTCGTTTCAGGGGCAATTCTGCGTTTGGGAATTTTCCGCAGATAGTATCTGGGTGCATATCCTTAAATGCAATACGCAACCTGTTTGCCAATGTCATATTTGAATTGGCGTCTTCTTCTTCGTATGCCCTGACGACTTCTAAATAACGGCGAAGGCACCCATCGTCAAACGATCCTTGCGGTGGCAAGAAATTTTCTACTTGCAGGCGCAAGGAAGCCGGAAGAACTTCCTGGTAATTAACAACAGTTACGCCATTTAGATCTAAATTTTTAAAGCGATGCGACATGTTCTTGATCCACCTTGTCAGAAAGCGATTCCCGTTGATACAGGTCTTTATGTTTGGAAAAGTCGGCTAAAGTTATCTCTTTATTTTTGCTAAAGGATTGCACCAAGGTGTTCCAAGGGATTCGGATCGTTGCTCTTTTCCCCTGCTCAAAACCAATGTTGACATAGTGCAAACCCTCTTTCCAGCCTTTGTCCGAAAATTTTTTGCCAACGGCGATCCAATTTCTGATTGTTTGATCAGATACACTTAAGCGCCTGGCACACTCCTCGGTTGAAATGTACTCATCGGTAAAGGCCCCAGGATCGGTCACGGGAGTGCCTTCTTTTTTGTAGTGTGTGGCCCAGACACTATTGAGAATGTTCTTGATTCCGCGTAGCTCGTAAGCCACATCTTCAAGGCTTTTTCTAATTCCGTGCGTCATGTCTCACAACGATTTGATTAAATGCTAATCTATGGGAAAAGCTTTTGTTTGTCATGGAAGACCAAATTCCCGCTTCTAGTATTTCCACATCGATTCCCCCCGCAACAAATACACCGCTTCCTGGTCAGCTGACCCCAGAGATGCTTGAGATTTTTAAGTATCAAGCCAAGCAGCAGGCTATTCGACAGGTCGTCGAGCAGCAGACACAACAGCAAAAAACCGTCGAGCCGCAGATTGTTTACGTACGACGAAATTTAACAGTTGCAGAACTTGGCCTAATTATTCTGCTGTCTTGTGGTCTTGTTACAGGTGTACAAGCAGCTTGGAATTTTGGTTTTAATTTATTGCCGCGCATTGAAATTAAAGTAAAATAAGGTGAATGAAGGTCGCCTATAATTCAATTTATAGGCTTTTTGGTTTAGTAGGTGGCTAATAGGCGCATTACGGAATTACCAGCAATCTCGTCGTCAAACATCAATGACGACGACCTTTTAATGGTCGTTGATGTAGCCGAAGTAGATCCCGCGTTAAAAAATAAAAAATTAACTTTTAATAGCACAAAGGAATATTTTAACGCTTATTACCTGCAGATTTCTGGTGGCACCATTGCGGGCTCATTAGTTGTCGCAAATGACCTGACGGTTAGTGGTACGTTTAATCCACAGAACATTCAGGTCAGCGGCACTGGTACGTTCGCCAGCCTTATTGTTACTGGCGACGCACAAATTCAATCCACATTAAGTGGAAACATTATTACAGGTAATTCGGTCCAGGGTACCAGCATTAACGCAGTTACCGGAAACATAAATGAGTTAATTACTAATTCTGCAAGTGTTAGCACAGGCAGTTTTACTCGAATCAGCGGCGTAACAATCACTGGGACAACTGGACAATTTCAATCATTAACAGGACAAACGATCACTGGCGCCACTGGACTTTTCTCAAATTTCAGTGGTACAAACGTTACAGGTGTTAATGGCGTATTTACAACTCAGGTATCAGGTGCTGTTGTAACAGGCAATACGATACGTGCCTCAACCGTCACTGGAGTTAGTGGCGTCTTTACAACTCAGGTTTCTGGTTTAACCGTCACCGGAGCTACAGGTTTATTTGCGAATTTAACTGGGGTATCGGGCACCTTCACAACTCGTGTCTCAGGTTTAACGATTACGGGGGTTACTGGTTTATTTGCAAATCTTACAGGAGTTTCCGGCACGTTTACAACGCGTGTTTCAGGT